TGGTTCGTCTTCGTCACGGATACGAGCGCCACGAGCCTTGAACCCTGCTGGGAGGTTGGACAGGGTGCCAGCATCAATAAGCTGTCTTAACAGGCTAGTTGCTGCTTGAGACAGTCCGCCAATCATGTGTGTAAGACCAAAACCGTAAAAACCCAAACCAGGCAAAAACTTGTAATGCACAAAATAAGGCTTAGAACGGCGCAAAGGATCTGCCTCATCATAATTACGGCGAATCGCCAGAACTTTGCCACTTTTTTCTACAATTGTAACAATATATGGAAGCTTTAACTCAGTCTCTTCACCATTTGCGTCCACATCTTTAAACCCAGATAAGTCTAAATTTGTATGAACCTCATACAATGTTACTTCTTCGTTGGAACCTGATGGAGAAATACCCTGTATTTCATCTATAGTTTCCTTAACTCCAGAGTAATCTTCATCTCCATAACCATCCCCAGGCAGCTCTATGTCAGCGTAAAATCCTGTAAGCTGTAGCTTTCTTATTTCGTTTTTATCCATCTTAACAACATGCGTAATGCGTGTTGCTGATGCTAAATCAGTTGCGCTGTAAGGAACAATCAGGTCTTCAGCGTGAACAAATTTAGACACAGCTCTTTGCAAGAGGGGGTCAAAGTAAATCTTTTTAAAAGTAGACCCTATGATAGGAAGGTAAAAAAGCATTTGATCTAGTTCAGGATCGTACTCTTCCATTTCATAAGTAATCTGGTAATTCATGTAATTTTTTACACGGTCTGCCTGTGCTAATCTATCTTGCGACTCATCACCAATGATTTGAGTGCGAACAGGACCGCCAGCAGGCAATAGCTCACGATAAGCCTGCGCTTGAAACTGTGTAACTGATTCAGCTAAAAGAGGATGAACCACACCAGACGCACCCTCAAATGGCTGCGATCTATCTTCATAGTTCATGCCGAGAAGATCAATGCCTCTTTTGTAAACTTCTTCCCAATCTTCGCGTGATGATAAATCATCTTCAATCTCACCAACCAAGTCAGAGGCAATAGATGTGGTTTCTGCCTCATCCATAAAGTCAACAAGGTTAGAGTTAAAAGGTATTTCTACTGGCACTTCTGCTGACATCATTTCTTCAGTGATATCGCCAACAATAACAGAACCATCGTCCATTGTTACCTGACCTGGCTCAACGGGCATTTCAAGAATATCTATCTGTTCCTGTGCATTCATAGGGATGACATTATCACCTCCAGCACCTGTGCCTTTTTCTATAGCCATCTCATACCTCTTTTATAGCGTTGGAACGAACAACCTGACGATTTGAGTGGAGGGTTCTCTTACGCCAAGCCCAGAATGAAGGGCTTCACCTTGGCTAAAATTGCCCGCCCCAACCTCGAATAACATTATGAAATACCCTTAAAATTACCACCACGACCGGGCATAACAGCTCCGCCATTTTTGTAATTCTTTTTTGCCCCACCTTTTGAATCTACAGTAAATTTTGGACCTTTGTCAGATTTTATGGAGTCAAGGTATTTAAAAAACTTGTCCTTTGCCTTACCACCAAGCGCTTCTTCAGCAATTTTTCTTATTTGTTTTTCTGAAAGACTCATTAGAAACTCCCTTTAAACTTACCACCACGACCTCTAAGAACAGCACCCCCATAGCGCTTTTTAGTAATCGGAAAGTTTTGAATACCTTTTTGTTGATTATCTATCATCTTAATGTGGGCATCATACTCATCACCATACTGATTTTTTAAATCACCACGCAAAATCCTTCTAAGCTCTGCTTTGGTAAATTTATCCAGAATATCAGCCACGATACATACCTTGTGCTTTACGAGGAGAAACAAGACCGCCTTTAGCTTTTTTAATAGGCTTTGGCTTATTTGACCCACCACCTCTTACAGTAGTGTCCTTAGAGTTTCCAAGGCCAGCAAGATAAGAATCAAGAATATCGCCACCCATGTCCATCGACTTATATGTTGGGGTTGGTCTTTTGACATCTCCGCCCTCCGCTTTGTAGTCCGGCTCTGGTAAATCTTCAAATCTTTTTTTGGCGTATTTTTCTGCTTTTTTTTCATCGCCCTTATAAAGCTTTAAACCCTCCTCAAAGAGGTTTTCAAGAATCGCTTCATTGTATTCATTGCTCATCAGAATACTCCTTTAAATTTACCGCCGCGCTTTGCTATACCCATACCACGTTGCTTTGAGCCCTTAACCTCACCACCGTCCTCGTATCCACTTTCCATCATTTCTATGGCAGCCATAATCATGTCATTTCTAGCCTTTTGTGCCATTCTCGAGTTTGGGTCGTATTCACCAAGCCGCTTTCTTGCAGCAATTCTGTCAGCAGCCCTTTTATCAGTAGCGCGAAGCTTGTCGGCGCGACTCATTCTTTGAATTAATAGCTCTAGTTTATCAGCCATTACTTCACCCCAGAGAACTTGCCACCGCGCAGAGCAGCACCCATACCACGGCAACTGCCAACAGCCCCGCCCTTTTCATATTTCTGAGCAAGGTTAGGGTCCATTTTCTGCTGAACACCTTCAGGCAGTTTAGAAAAACCTTTGAATTTTGCAGGAACAGCTTCGCCGCCATCTTTAAAACCTTTAACACCAAGCCTTTTAGCTTCTTTGGCAACCTCTTCTTGAGAAGCGTCACCCATATCTAATTTTTTTCTTAACTCAGAAATTTTAGCAAGTTGACTTCCACTATACTTTCTATTTGAGCCATACTTTTCATTTGCCATCAGTAATACTCCCGTTTCCTATTAAATTCACGGTAATCGTCTTCATCGTAATCAGAGGGAGTAATGATAAATCCACCCTGCCTGAACCTGAGTATAGCCTGTGTCATCGAATCAGCCAAGTCATCATGTTCACCATTAGGAAATGAGGCACATTCCTCAACAACCTCTTCAGCAAAATTCATGTCAGGTCGCCATACCATACCAGACTCAAAAACAGGCGCACAAGCATTCATCCGTGTAAACTTATCTGCCCCTCTCGAAGGGGTAAAGGGCGTGACAGGCACCCCCATTCTCCGCAGTTCTTGGGTGAGCGGCATACCACTGGCCTTTTGTTCAATAAGCACCATGTCTGGCTCAAACTCTGAATATAAATCCTGGGCAGCTTCTTTAAGTTCGGGAAAATCCCATCGACCTCGTTGGGCATCAAGTAAGATGATGGCCTCGCCGTCTCCATCCACAGGCTCAAAAATGCCCCAAGTAGTAATAGCAGAGTAGTCCGCCCTCTCTGACTTAGAGAAGGCCGTGTCGTATGACTGTATGATGTACGAACAGGCAGGCGGGCTACCACTATCCCAAACATTCCACCACTCCCTCTTGATAATCGCCCCTTCTTCAGCCGTAGGGTTTTGTAAATACTGAGCATTCCACTTGGCTACAGGAATAGATGCTTTAACGGCGTCTAGTTCTTCTCGTTTCCAGTATTCGGGCCACAACACGTTGTCTGAATCTGAAAATATCGCCGGAAACTCCACGACATCCCATTGATCCGCCCCGCCCTCGGCCTGCTTCTGCAACACTTTCGCCGTTAAATCTCGTATACTCCATCGTGTCATCACGATGATTATTGACCCGCCTGGCTGAAGTCTCTGTCTTGGACCTGATGTATACCATTCGTAAATATTATCGAGTGCGGTAGGTGATAACGCATCCTGTTCAGACACAGGATCATCAATGATACACAAATCAGCGCCACGACCAGCAAGCGCACCACCGACACCCACGGCATAATACTCGCCCCCTTTGGATGTAGACCAACGACCAGATGCTTTCGCATCACTAGCTAACGCTAAATCAGGAAATATGTCACGATATATCTCACTGTCGATAAGGTTTTTAACCTTGCGACCAAAGCCCACAGCTAACTCAGCCGTGTGCGTTGCCTGAATAACCTTAGTATTTGGATTGCGGCCCATGAGCCACGCAGGAAACAAATATGACGCAAACTCAGACTTCGTGTGTCTGGGCGGCATGTTAATAATTAAACGCTTTATCTTGCCTTCAGCCACTTTCTGTAGCTTTTCAGCGTATATCTTGTGATGATTGCCTTCAACAAAAGTAGGCCAGACATGCTTCACAAAAGTCATAAAATCGCCCTGCGACTCGTCTCTTTTGGAAACTTCCTCTAGTCGGCCTACAAACTTACTGAGTTCCTGAACCTCATCGTCAGTAAGAAACTCAAGAGGTATGTCAAAGTTTTGGTTCATTCATCTTATCTGCCGCCGCCCAACAACTTTAAGAAATCATCAGCCGCACTGTTCAAATTAGGAGTCAAGCCACTTATCTGACCGTAACCCAAGCCTAAAGGATTGCCAACTTGGGCCGCTTCTGTCGGTGGATTTACAGGAGGCAAAATGGGAAGCCCAGGACCAGCTTCAGGAGGTAGATTAATCATTGGCGGAGCTTTTTCACCCTCATCACCTTCCCCAATTCCAAGCCGCTTCAACGCCGCAGCAACTTGGTCAGCAACAGACATTTGTGGAGCGCCGCCCCCTCCTCCGCCGCCAGCCATGCCGGGAATACGAGCTTCAACACTTCCAGCCCCTAACTGCCCTGTCTCGGGGTTGCGTGTGGCAACAATATTGCCAGCCCTGTCAAAAATCGGAGTGTAGCCTTTGTTTGTAATGTCAGAAGCCATGCGATTCGCAAAGTTTGCGCGTCCGCCAGTAATCTTGTTCAAAAACCCGCCAATACCGCTTTCCTTAAAATTCTGGGCGCGATCCAAAAGCTTGTCCATAGCAGCATTGCCTTTGTCAGTCGTAAATATCCCAGGAACCTCCGCATTAGGGTCGTACCCAGGAATATCTCTAACCTGCTCAAATTGAGTGCTATATCTCCCCTTGGGACCAAGTTCAACGGTTGTTGTATCA